GGCTAGGGGCGACGTTGAGCGGGGTCACCCCCCACCCGTCGACGACGCCGGGTGCGGCTCCGGCGGGCGTCGCCGTGCCGGCCGCGCCGCCTGCGCCTCCCGCCCGGTCTTCCGGGCGTGGCAGGCCCGGCAGATCGCCGCGAGGTTCTCCGGCTCGTCGCCGCCGCCGAGATAGGCCGGCACCACGTGGTCCACCTCGGCGGCCGGGCCGCCGCAGCGGTAGCAGCGCCACCCGTCGCGGCGGAGGACCTCGAGACGCAGCGCCGCCCAGCCCTTCGGGAGCGGCACCTTACGTCGCCGTCCCATCGTCGCCCCCGTGAAGATGAACGCCCAGGCCGCGGCCTGGGTCCTCGGGGCCGCTCGCCCGGCGGTCTCCCGTCGGGGTCCTCGCGGGCCCGGCTACTCCGCGCGCACCGGGCTCGTCCCGGCCGCGATCCTTCGCCGGGTCGGAGCGTCCCACGCCTGTCACTCGGAGGCCGGCTCCCCCCCAGCCCGTCACGGCGGCCTCGAGCTCGGTGAGCGCGTCCTCGAGGTCGGCTTCGGCACGGCGCGCGGCACGCGCGAGCCGCCGGACGGCGCGCCGGACCCTCGCGTGGTACGGCGAGAGCGCGACCTCCGCCGTCGGGTCAGCTGGCCCTCCGCTGCCGGAGGGCGCCGGAACGCCGGAGCGACGCGGCAGATGCCCGATCTCGCAGGCCTCCGTGCCGGCTCGGACGAGCTCCTCGGCGAGTGGCGTCAGCCGGTCCAGGGCGCGGCGGGCTCGGTCAATCAGGCTTGCGAGCCGGAGGGGCGCCTCCGGGGGATGGGTCCTCACACCCTCTGACACACCCTCTGAGTGTTGGCCCAAGGTCACGGCAGCGAGTATGCCGGCGATCGTCATCACGACGTTCGAGCGGCCGGCGGCGCTCGACCGTCTGCTCGCCTCGATCTCCTCGATCTCGCCGGAGGACTGGGCTGCTGGCCCCGTGGTCGTGGACCAGTCGGCCGATCCGGTCGTGGTGCCGGCTCCGGTCCGGCTCTTCCGCGCCGAGCCGGGTTTCCCCGGACCCCGGCGGCGGCTAGCGGCATCGCTGATCGCCCCGTCGGTAGAGGCCCTGCTGTTCCTGGACGATGACATGGAGCTGTTGCCCAGCTGGGCTGAGGATCGCGATCGGCTGCTCGAGCTCGTCTCGACCGACGACATCGGGCTGGTCTCTCTGCCGACGAGGCGCGGGCTGCCGACCCGGCCGAGGTCCCCGGTCGTCGGCATGTGCGGCGGGATGCTCGTCCGCAGCAGCGCCTACCTCGCGGTGGGCGGGCACGGTGACGACTACCTCGACGACATCGAGCTGTCGCTCAGGCTCCGGTGGGGGGGCTGGCGCATCGTGCGCTGGCACCGGCGCGTCTCGGTGCACCGGTTCGGCACCCCCGGCGGGCTCCGGGCCCTCCAGGGCGTCGAGCCGAAGCGCGATGCCCACCTACGCCTCTCTCGGCTGGCCGAGGTCTACCCGGACCGGCTGATCCAGGACGCTCGGAGCTGGTGGGGTCACAGAGAGGTCCGGCGTGGATGAGCGGTGGCGGCGCACGTTCAGGGCCTGGGCACGACAGGGCTCCTACCGGTCGCTCCTCGCCTCGACGCTCGGCCAGGTCCGCCGGGACCTGGAATCGTGCCGCCAGCCGCTGGTCGCCTTCTCCGGGGGGAAGGACTCGACGGTCCTCGCGCACGTGGTGCTCCGCGTGGATCCCTCCGTCCTCGTGCTCCACTGGGACTACGGCCCCTACTTCGTGCCCCGGGCGATCGAGCGCGAGATCCTGCGGAACGCGCGTCGCCTCGGTGCCCGCAACGTGCGGGTCGAGACGTCGCCCGCCTACCGTCGGCTCGGGAGGCAGGCGCGCAACGTGCTCGGCCGGCACATGATCGCCGGGCTGCTCCCCCGGATGGCGGAGGAGGGCTACGACCTCGTCTTCGTGGGCCTCCGGGAGGAGGAGGCTGTCAGGCGGCGCCACCGGATCCGGGCTGGCCGGTCGCTGTCCGTGATCCCCGAGTCCTGGCCCCTGGCCAGGTGGCGGTGGATCGACGTGTGGGCGTACATCGTCGAGCACGACCTGCCCTACCTCGAGGGCATCTACGACCCGGCGGCGGCCCTCGTGGGCTACGACCGGGCGCGCTGGACCACGCTCCACGACCCCGAGTTCGGCCATGTGGCTGCGGCGATGGACGGGGTCCTGCACTGGCGGCACCGCTACGCTGGGGGCTCGACGGGTGAGCCCCCCAGGGGTCTAGGGTGAGGGCTCGGCGCCGGGCCGGCGGGCCCCGGATCACGCCACCACCACTACCGATGCCTCCGCTCTCTCGCCCGCTTGACTCGCTGGCGCTCCCTGTCCCACTCCCTGCGGGCCTCGAGGGCCCGGTCCGGGCCCCTCTCCCGGTAAGCCCTGGCGAGCTCCCGGAGGTGGCAGTCCCGGCAGAGCCCATGGACGGTCTCCTGCGGCGCCCGCGAGCAGGCCGGGCAAAGTGGGTCGCCGCGGGCGATCCGGGCGGCGCGGCGGACCTCGAGGTCGAGGAGAGCGGGGTCGACCTCGCCGCGGAGCACGCGCTCGCGGGCCTCGGCCAGGGCCCGGGCCTCGGCACGGTCGGCGCGGGCTGCCCGCAGGCTGACCCCCCGTGGCTGCCCTAGGACCAGGCCTCCCCGGCTCCCCTCCCTGCGCAGGGAGATGCGCTGGCGGTGGGCCTGGTTCCGCACCGAGCGCACCGTGCGCCCGAGCCGGTCGGCCACCGCCTCCGCGCCGAGCCGGGCCAGCTGGCGGAGCTCGGCAAGCTCGCGGGTGGTCCAGGGCCGGCCCCGCAGGGTTGTCCCACGCGGGTTGTCCCACCGGATCACACGGGTGTGACTCGCCGAGGGGCTCAGGCCGCCCTCCCCTCCACGGCCGGGGCCGCGGCGAGGGCCTCGAGGAAGGGCACGCCCTCCAGGGCCGCGATCTCCGAGGCGCAGGAGCGGCAGACGCTCACCGCGGCCTGCTCCTCCACGTCCCGCATCCCCCCCGCGGACGCGACCCTCCTGTGGGTCCGCATCCGCTCCACGCGGGAGCCCTCGAGGCTCCCGCGGCAGTAGCAGATGCACTGGCAGCGGTCCCGCCAGGGGTCCACGGCGCCTCCCGGCGCCATGGTCGAGCCGCCATCACGCGCCGGCAGGCCCTGAGGGCCGCGCGGTCCCGGGCCCGCGCCCATCGGTCCGGGCGCCACGCTTCCGCCCGTCCCTCCGCGGATATAGATCCCGCGCCGACCCCTGCCCGCGCCGCCTGAGGTCCCACGGCGAGAGCCAGAAGCCGTCCACCAGCCGCCAGCCCCTGCCGACGAGCACCGCCGAGGGCAGGCAGCCCCCGCCGGCGCGATGGGCGTCGAAGGCCTCGAGCGAGCGGAAGTGCCGTCCGCAGCCCCGCGACATCGGGTGGGCGTCGGAGCACCAGTAGCCCCGGGAGCAGGACACGCCACCTCCTCATGCGCACGCCCAGGCCCCCCACCCCGAGGCGTGGGCCATGCGGACGGCGACGACCACGTTCGCCCGGGCGTTGTAGGCGCTCGGGACCGCGCGGCCCCCGAACCACGCCGGCCGGAGGAGCGAGCGGGCCCTGGCCGGCCAGTAGGCGAGGCGGTGCTGGTACACGCCCGCGTACGCCCCCGCGTCGCCGTCCGCGTAGGCGTCGGGCCGGAAGCCCGACTCGCAGCGGGCCACCTCGAGCGCCGCCTCCGGCCCGCCGGGGACGGGCCAGCGCCTCGCGGCGCAGCGGATCAGCCGGCGGATGGGGCGGACGTCACCCTCCTCCACCCATGCCCGGCGCCAGTGGACGGCGCAGGGCCCGGAGCGGTGGTGGGCCCGGGCCGCCTCGGTGCCCCCCGCGAGGGCGCAGGCCGTGGCCACTATCACGACGATGGCTCGCACCCTCCACCTCCTCCGGAGACGTCCTCGCCCACCCGCCTACATCTCCGCGAGCCAGGAGCGGATCCGCGCCGCCTCGGGGCTACCGGGGTGACAGGCGAGCAGGTGGCGGACCAGAGCCTCCATCCGCCACCATTCCGAGCAGACCGGGCAGAGCGCGAGGCGGGGGACGAGGTCGACGCGGAGCGTCCTCGCCTCCGCGGGAAGCTGGATCCCGCCGCGGCGGCGGCGGAGGCGCGACAGGAGCCGGCGCAGCGCCCTCACGCCGCTCCCTCCCCGAGCGGGCGCACGACCACGAGGGTCTCGGGGCTGCCCTCGGCGTAGCGCTTGCGGCAGCAGACGTCGACGACCTGGGAGTCGTCCGCGATCGCCCGGCCGGCCACCAGCCCGTCGAGGAGGGCGCGGAGGAGCTTGTCGACGTCCGGGCGGCGCGCCGGCAGCGGCCCCGACGGACGCCGCGGACGGGGCAGGCGGAACGTCGCCTCGACCGCCACGGGCCCCTCGAGCGGCCGGCCCCGCGAGGCGTAACGGGCGGCCCACGCCACGGCCGAGCGCCACTCGGCGAGGGCCCGGCCCGCGGAGTCGAAGAGCCTCGTGCGCCCGTCCGGGCCCACGAGCACCCGGTGGGAGCCCTGGGGCCTGGGCTGGCCTGGGACCAAGATCTCGAGGGCCCTCACCACGGCTCCGCCCACTCCTCCTGCTCGATGGCCAGCCTCACCCTGGCCGCGAGCTCCGCCGCTGCGAGAGCGTCCCGCCTGGCTCCGCCGATCGCTCGCTCGGGGAAGCCGCCCTGGACGAAGGCGCGCGAGGAGGGCAGACGCGCATCGGCCGGACGGTACGGCCTGGGCCTGGGCTCGGCCGCCGCGGACGCGGGGGCCGCGTCCCGGACCGCCCTCGCGAAGAGGAGCCCTCTCGGGCCGCGGGCCCGGGTGTAGCAGACGAGGCCGGCCCCCCGAGCCGCCCTGAGCACGGCCTGCCTGAGACGCTCGCGCTCCTCGGGGCTCGCGTACGCGAGGCGCACGCCCCCGTCGGCGAGGGCACGGACGAGCTCCTCGGGAGAGGGCAGGCGCATCAGCCGCCCACCTCCACGCCCTCCCACCGGAGAAGCCGCACGAACCAGTCCCGCTCCGGCGTCGGCCCGCGGTCGTCCACCCAGCCGACCGCCGCCGCGATGGACCCCCTCGTGCGCTCGACGAGCCCGTAGCGCTCCTGACGGCGGAGCTCGGCCACGACGGCGGCGAGCTCGCGGGCGCCGAGACCCGGCCACAGCTGGCGGACGATCCGCGCTCCCTCCACCTCCCACCACCCGTCGTCCGCCCCGGACGGGAGCGAGGCCCGACGGGGCGCATGGGCGGCGTGGGCCGCGGTCCCCAGCTCCGCCCGAGCCGCCTCGAGGAGCTCGGCCGGCGTGGGCCTGCGCTTCGCCTCCCGGACCAACCTGCGTGCGGCGGCTGCAGCACAGGACTCACAGACGTTCTCCTCGCGGACGGCCTTGACGTAGATCTCCACCCGGTCCGCCGTCGCGGTCCCTGTCGCCGCGAGCAGGCGCGACACGGCCCTCGCGAGCTCAGCCACCGCCCACCCCCACGGCCCTGGAGGCCAGGCGCCGCTCGACCTCGGCCGCCACCTCGTCGAGCTCCCCGCGGGAGGCGACCACGCCCCGGGCGGCGGCGAGCAGCCGCGGCAGGTGCTTGGCCACGGCGTGGGCGGTGCACGTGGCCGACCCCATGAGGCGCGGCCACGCGGCGATGGCCGCGCGGAGCTCTGCGGCCGAGATGCCCGTGGCTCGGATCTCGGCCGCGGCGGCGTTGAGGGCTGCGGCCGCCTTCCGCGTGAGCCGGCGCCGGCCCTCGGGCGTGTACGGCTCGCCAGCCTCGAGGAGGTACAGCGCCTCGAAGATCGGGTCCACCTCTCGGTCGCGCTCGAGGACACGAGGCACCGAGGGGGCGCCTCCCCCCTGGGGGGGAAGCGAGAGACCGACCGCAGGGAGGTCTCTCGCTGGGGGGGTAGAGCTGACGGTTCTTGACGGTTCAGACGGTTCGTCGGACATAGCTGTGTCCGGGGTGCCGGACATAGCTATGTCCGGGGTGGCGGACATCTGGGGCTCGGGGCCCTCGGGACGCCGGACATCCGGACCCCGGACATCTTGTCCGGGCAGCAGCAGGCGAAGCACCGAGGGGCGACCCGGCCGGGGTGTGATCTCGAGCTCGCCCAGGCCGCCCTCCTCGACGGGGGTGGCCAGCCGCTGGAGGATCCTGCGGACCTGTCGCTCGCTCATCCGCGCCTCAGCGGCGAGGGTGGTCGCCGACACCCAGGTCGAGTGATCCTCGCTCCCGGCGTGGTTCGCGACGAGCAGCAGCACGAGCAGCTCCGAGCCCTTGGCGCGCGAGGAGCGCAGGACGGCCTCCATGGCCTGCACGCTCATGGCGCCCCTCCCTGCCCAGCGTGGGCGACGTCTGAGATCTCGCAGCGTGCTCGGGGTTGCTCGGGCTCGCGGCGGCGCTCGATGGCGCCGTCGAGGACCTCCACGCACCGATGACGGCCATGCAGGATGACCGTCGCCAGGAGCCGTTTGTGCTCGATACGCAGCGTCTCGGGCAGCCCGCGGGTACGGAGGTGAGCCTGGGGTCCCGATCGGGTGTCCGCCGGCGCTCCTCGCATCATCGCGCCTCCCCCCCGCCGCGAAGCAGCAGCCGGGCCATCTGCCCGCGGGTGACCGCCTCGGCCGAGGCCGGCGGGTCATCGGGGTGGAGCTCGCGGACCCGGTGGAGGACGAGCGGCCGGCTGCGGTAGACCCGGAGCGCCCGCTCCCACTGGTCCTCGGTGGCCGGCTGCAGCTCGTCGGGGGTCGAGCTGCCCGATCCCGGCACGGGTGCGGCGGCCGGGGCCTGAACCCTGGCGAGATCGCCGGCCGGCCGCGGATCCCCCGCAGGGACCGCATCACCGGGAGCGTCGGCAGAGCCCGTTGCGCCCGGATCGGCCACCGGGGTGGGTAGCTCCGGGACCTGCCCCCCGCCCAGGGGAGGCGTCCGCTCGCCCAGTGCCTCCGCGAGGCTCCCCGCCGCCCGCAGGACCGGCACCGCGAAGTGCCGGGTGAGGCCTTCGTGGCGACGCGTCCTCGTCTCGATGGCGAGCCTCCCGCTCGCCAGTCCTCCGGGCCCGGCGAGCCGCAGGAGGAGGTCCGTAGCCCAGGGAAGCTCCTGGGCGGCCGCCCAGCCCGTCGTGCGGAGCCGCCAGACGCCGAGGTCGGGGAGCTCCGGGAGCAGGACGAAGAGGTGCGTCGAGACGTCGCAGTCGGGGTGATCGGGGTCGCACTGGCAGGGACCGCCGGAGAGGAGTTCCGTCTCACCGTCGCAGCGACGGGCGATGCCCCCGGCCCGCCAGAGCTCGTGGAACTGCGAGGCCGAGACGTCCTGCGGGGGGACGAGGACGTCGAGCTCCGAGGCCTCGGTCACGAGGTCCCACTGCTCGCCGGCGCCCGGCGCGTCCTCCCAGCGGCGGACTTCGCCGCCCCAGCGAGCGGCGGCCGCCTCGAGGAGGTCGCGGTAGGGGCTGGTGAGACGCCAGGTGGCGAGCGACACCGGTCTGCCTGAGGCGGGATCGCGGTCGCCGAGACGGAGGCGCCCGAGCTCCCGCGGGCGGGTACGGAGGCCGCGGACGCTCACGCCCCCTCCCCTCCTCCCGGCAGGCGGGGCCGGAGCGGGACCACCACTCCACGCGAGGGGGTCGCGCTGGGTCTATATCCGCGCTCAGAGCCGCGGAGCCGGCGTGGGTGGACCGATGGGCGAGGGGAGCCGCGAAGCCGGCTCCTCGCGGCCCTGGGCGGCTCGGAGGGAGCGATCCTCCCGACCGCGAGCGCCACGAGCAGGCCGGCGAGCACCCAGACAGCACCCAGGAGGACCCAGGTCGCGAGGGGGGACAGTCTCACCGCCCCACCTCCGTGGGGGCGCCGGTGGCCGGCCCAGCGGCTGCGCCCGCCCCTCGCGCCTGGGCTTCGACGAGGGCCTCCAGGTTCGCGATTCGGAGACTCCGCTCGATCCGCGTCCACACGCGCCGGAGGGCGAGGAGGGGGACCCCGGCGTCGAGCGCCAGCTCGAACGCCCGCCCGACCTCCGGAGCTGCACGTCTGCCCCACGACGCGCGGACCGCCTCGGCGTAGGCCCGGTAGGCCTCGAGGGTCCTGGCCGAGGGACACCAGGGCATCGCGCAACGCGGGCAGGCCGCCGAGGAGGCGCAAGCTCCGCAGAGCTCGAGGCCACACGAGGGGCACCGGACGTCGGCCCGGGAGCACCGGTCCTCGGTGATCCGGCACATCGCGCACGTGGAGGGAGCGGCAGGCGCGGGTCCTCGCACGGCTCCGCTTGGCTCGGGCGTCCGCCGCTCGCCGTCGACCGCTTCGAGCCCCCGATGCACTTCGCCGCTCACGCGGACACGCCCTCCTCGAGCGCGAGGTAGCGGGAGTACGCGGCCCACGCGGCGTCGTGGTGCGGGGCGAGCCACCACGCCGCGTGGATGGCTTCCCGGACCAGGTCAGGGGGCGCGGATCGATGGGGCCGGCACAGGCCGCTCGTCCCGACCAGCAGGCAGAACCCCTCGTAGCCGCTCGCTGGATAGCTGAGCCCCCGCTTGCCCTCGAGGTGACAGACGACGCAGATCCGGACCGTCTCAGCTGCCCCTCGGCCGGGCCCCCGCATCTGTGCGCCGCAGCACGGCGAGCGGAGGTCGCGGAGCCGGCTACCGCGGGAGGCCGTCCACCAGACGTGCGCGCCGCAGCAGGTGCAGACGGCCCGGGCCATCCCTACGACGTCTCCCGGTACTCGGGGAAGATCTCCTCGACGGGCACCTCGAGGGCTTGGGCGATGCGCCAGGCCGAGATCGGGTGCGGATTCACCTTGCCGAGTTCGGCCCGGACGACCGTGTGGACGGAGACGCCTGCCCTGCGGGCTAGCTCCCGCTGCGACAGGCCTTGCCGAGCCCGAGCCAGACGTAGGCGTGGATTAGCGCGAGTCATGATGCATGAGTATGCTAACGCACGTGTGGCCTGTCAAGCGCAAGAGATCCGACGGATCAGGACGCTCCCATGCTCAGTCGCCGTACGTCACGTCGAAGTGGTTCTGGGCCCACCCGAGCAGGGCGAAGAGCGCCCCCAGCCGCTCGGGCCGGGGGAGGCCGAGCCACCAGGCCGCCGCGGCGGCCCACAGCCCGTAGAGGAGGGTGAAGCAGAGCCACCGGGGCACGTAGCGGCGGACGACGAACGTGAGCGGAGGGTACGGGTCGGCCCGGCGCAGGAGCCCGATCGCCTCGGGGACGCCGAAGAGCAGCGCCGCGAGGGCCGACCAGCGGCGGAACGGCAACAGGAAGGCCGCCGGCACGAGCACGGCCACGTCCGCCGCCCAGAGCGCGACCCAGAGCCTGGACCAGCGGCGGGGCTGCTCGAGACGGTAGCTCAAGCGTCCTCCTCGAGCCCCGCCGCCCGCCGGAGCTCGCGGTCCCCCTCCAGGGAATCGCCTAGCCGCCCGAGCATCCGCACGATCGCACGGGTGTTCAGCTCCACGGCTCGAGCGAGCCGCTGGAGCGAGCCGTTCAGCACGCGGAAGAACTGCCAGACGACACCGGCGACGATCACGAGGGCCCCGCCCTGGATCACGGCGTCGAGGCCCGGCATCCCGGTCGGGGAGGTAGCACCGATGATCACGCCTTCCCCTGCCACCACGCCTGTACCAGCTCGCGCACGGTCCGGACGCCGGCCTCCCGCTTCTTGCGCCGCAGGTAGATGGGATGGCGAAGGCCGTAGCGGCGGACCCGGCGCTCCCAGTAGCGGCGGGACTCCCTAGGGTCGGCCTCGCGCTCGAAGTGCATCGGGTCCACGCGCCCGGAGCGGATCCTCCGTCCGACTCGGAGCAGGGCCCACCGGGCGAGCGGGCGGCTGGCCGACCACGTCGAGCCCCAAACGAACCCCGCCGACAGCCAGGCCGACACGAACCGCAGCCCGTCCAGCCGGCCGTGCCTCGTGTAGTCGGTCTCGAGCACCCCGTCCTCGCGCATCGGGTTCGCCCAGGGCTTGACGTCCACCGCCCGCGGCCAGGAGTGGTTCGACGGCACGCTGCCGCCTCGGACATCGCGGCAGGCGTAGGTCTGGACGACGTAGGGGCCGCGGGCGCCGCGGGACAGGCCGAGGAGCTCGGCGCCGTACCGGGTGCGGAGGGCCAGCAGTTCGGCGTACTTCACGTGGCCGATCCCAGCCCGGTGCCAGGTCTTCGGCCGGCCGAAGAGCCTGATCGTCACCAGGTTGTCCTCGTCGCAGGGTCGACCCCAGCCCACGCCCGCTAGGATGCGGGCAGCGTCACGGCGGTCAGTCGTCGGTGGAGTCGAGGACGACGCCCCACCCGTACCAGTACTCCCTCGCCACCACCTCCAAGAACAGCTGCGACACCCGGCGCGCGGGGGCCGGGTCGCGAGCGACGGCTTCCCCGATGGCGTGGGAGACCCGGCGCGCGGGGGCCGGGTCGCGAGCGACGGCTTCCCCGATGGCGTGGGAGACCCTCCTGTCTCCACCGGCGAACGTGAGCGTGTCGCTGAACTCGAACCAGGGGTTCAGGTCGGTCGTCGTCGTCTCGTCCTCCGGGAGGTCCGCGGCCGCCGACTGCCCGACACGGAGGCGAGCGCTCCGCGAGGAGGTCAAGGCGTCGTGGGCGCGGTACCCAACCTCGATCACTATCCGGTCGCCCGCAAGCGCCGAGACCGACGAGAGGGACTGCGCGCCCCCCCGCGGGAACCGCCTGTTCGTCAGGGAGGTGGCGAACTCACTGCCTAGTCCCCCGGTGTCGGGGCCTAGGAGCGTCCCTCGGACGATCGCTCCGTCGTTCGAGACGACCTTGGCGATAACCTGTGCCCGCATATCCGCATCGGCGTGCGACTCTCGCACCCGTATCTGCCCCTTGAGCGTCCCGCCGATCGTTACGGGCGCAAGCAGGCCGGGCGAGATGAACTGGACCATGAGGACGTCGATCGTCACCCCCGAGGTCTCCGCGAAGTCGGCTGTGTCCCCGAGCAGGTCCGTCGCGTCGCGAACGTCCGATGGGATGAGCCACCGCCGCGCCGCACCCGTCGTGTTCCCCCACACAGCGTCGAAGGCCGGGGAGATCGGTGGCACCCCGCCGGCGAAGTTCGAGGTGGCGAGATAGAGGCGGGTCGGCATCGTGCTACCGCACCTTCGCCCCGAGCTGGAGGGCGTTCACCTTGGCCCGGGTCCACGAGCTCCCATCGGGCTGCGACTCCATGAGGCGCTCGAAGTAGCGCCAGACGCCGACCGTGAGCGGGTGATCGGGTCCTGTGCTTTCTGTATCCGGGATGGCGTCCCCGTTCGAATCGTACTTGACGACGTGGGCGATCGAGGCCGACCCCGCGTCCGTCTTCTGCGCCCTGAGCCACGCGACGACGGCCCGCACGTCGGTGAGCTCCGCGGCCATGTCCTCCAGCACGTACAGGTCCCGCTGATCCGGGGTGCTCGAGAACACGTAGTCGGCGTCCGACGCCGGCACCTCGTCGACCTGCGACCAGTTGGCGCCGCTGTCCGTGCCGCCGCGGGAAAGCTGAGTAACGTCGCCGTTCGCCGTCACCTGTAGACCCTCGATGGCCGTGTCTCCCGGCCACGAACTGTTGACCGTGCCGTCGGTGTCGAGCACGACGAGGTCGTCGATGTCCCTCTGGCGGGCGAAGGAGCCGGCGCCGAACACGCGGAAGAACTCCGCGGTGGCCTCCGAGGCGTGCTCTTTGGTGTCCACGCCCGTGAGCGACAGCCACAGCTCCTCGTCCACCCGGATCTCGAAGACTCCCGCCGTGTCGCTGATCACCAGGTGCCACTCGACGTACCGCCACTGGTTCGGCGGGATCCCCTTCGCGGTCCTGCCCAACTCGGTCGCCCCGTCCCCGCGGTAGGCGACGAGCTGGCCCGTGTTCGCGTCCCAGCCGACGGACGCCTGCGCCGTGGCGTCGGAGGCCTCGAAGGCGAAGATGCTGGCGTCGCCGCTGCCGTGGAACCGGACGGCGAACCCGGCGAACCACTCGGAGCGGGCCACCCCGAGGTGCTGGCGCCTCGTCGCTTCGATGTGGGCCGCGTAGGCCGACCAGTAGCCCCGGGTATCGGTGTGGAGAGCGTCGACACCTCCCGAGGTCGCGAAACCCTGCCCGGTGGAACCGCTCTCCCAACCGCACGCGTGGCGCAACGTCATCAGTCCATCACCACCCTGACCGTCAGATGCCTGCCGGGGAAGGTCGAGCCGACCTGCGCGACCTCGACCGTGAGCGCATCCCCATCGGCGACCGGCACAGAGAGCCCGTCCAGGACGCCCCGCTTCGCGCCCGCAGGGATCGTCACGGTGCCGACGAGGACGCTGTTGTTCTTCCACAGCCTCAGGATGATGTCCGCCCCGGTCGGAGCGGCGCGGACCCTCGCCCTGACCTTCCGGATCGTCATGGCCTCGTCGATGTCGAGCTCGTGCGAGTCAGCCTCTTGAAGCACCCGGAGGCGTCCGCGCACCGAGAAGGTCGGCTTGTCGCGTCCGGCTCTGCCGACCTGGACGCCGTCAGGGGTCGCGAGGGGATCGCTGTTGCCCGAGCTGGTGGCAGGGATGAAGGCTGAGCGGACGTTCTTGTCGCCGTGGTCGTTCACGGCGGCGACCCGCGCGTAGAACGTGAGCCCCTCATCCGCTTCGGGAACGCGCAGGGAGACCTGCGTGCGGTGGACCTTCCTCTCCCTGCGGTAGACCTGGGCGAAGTCGGGCGTCGTGGCCCAGTGCACGATGAACCAGGACTGGTCGTCCCGGCGCCGGTCCGGGTCCTCCGGGTCCGGGGCCTCGTCCCAGTCGACCACCAGCCGGTTCGTCGACCGCTGGAAGATCCGGACGTTCGAAGGCGCCGGCGGCTCCTCTGGGCCCGGGGACCCGAGCACGAGGTAGGCGGACCAGGGCCCTTTGCAGCCGTCCCGGCCGACGGGCCGGACGCGGAAGCGGTACTGCAGGCGCCCGCGGAACCCCCGGAGCACCAGGTGGGCCTTCGTTCCGGGGTCCTCGTCGTCCTTGGCGAGCACCGTGTGCCGAGAACGCAGGAACCAGTCCACTCCGTTGGCCGAGTAGTCGACCTCGACCTTGTAGGCGCGGACGCGAATCGGGAAGCCGGAGGTGTCGGTGGTGACCTCGTCCCACCGGAGCTGGGCCCTGATCCGGTCGGCCCCCCGGCCCCCCTCGGCCCGGTCGAACGATCCCGTGAGGCCGGTAGGCTGGGCCGGCGGGCGGTCGCAGGGGGACTTCCGCCGCCGGCGCGCGCGGCGGAGGTCCGCGTGCTGGCCGCGCCGGCGGACCCGCGCCATCAGACCGCCTCCAGCTCGAGCGCCCAGAAGTGCACGGCTCGGTCCTCGAGCGAGACCTGCCGGGAGATCAGCCGGACCTTCACGTTGCCGCCGAAGACCGCCGGGAGCTGGGCCATCGCCTGGTCGCCGAGCTCGAGCGAGTGGATCTGGGGCGCGTGCCCCTCCTCGTAGACGACCTCGAGGCGGAGGCGCGCTCGCCCGGAGATCAGGAGCTCGTGGTCGGCGAGGGCCGCGAGCTCGCCAGGGTCCGAGGACTCCGCGTCCACCACGACGTCCTGGCGGAGGTAGGTGGCCGCGAGCGACCCGGCGCGGGTCGTGGGCGCCGGCGCGCACGGACCCTCCTCCGGCGGCACGGCAGTGGCGTAGGTGTGGAGCTCCGAGCCGTCCCAGGAGATCCGCGTCTCCCGGGCCTGGGAGGGCGCGAAGGAGACGGTCGCGCTCCGGTCGGTGCCCCTGCCCCCGACCCAGGCGTTGAAGCGGCGGGCGGCGTCGACCTCCCAGTCGAAGCCACCCGGGTCCCGCGAGGCGAGCTCCTCGATCGCCTCGAGGATGTTCCGCGGGGCGCAGTACCGGCGCGTGAGCGTGGGCGGGGTCCCGGTGATCGTCCCGAGAGTGATGCCGAGGTCCCCGTTCGGCTGGGCCTGGGCATGCTGGATCAGGTTCCAGGCGATCGTCGTGCTCGCCGTGGCCTGGTAGACCAGGTCGGCGAGCACGAACCGGCGCTCGAGCGGCGCGGCGTGCCCCAGGCAGCGCGCGGCGTACTCGACGCCTCGGTCGGGATCCCAGGTCGCCTCGAGGCCGAGGAGCCATCCGCCCCAGACCACGTTCGCCCCGTCGAGGAGCTCGACCCTCCTCTGGCCGGGGACCCATCCTCCGGCCTGGGACTCGCGGAGCGTCACCTCCAGCGAGCCCGGCCCGTCGAGGTCCCACCGGGCGGTAGCGGAGGCGAACGGAGCGGGGCTCGCCACCAGGTTCCCGGCCAGGTCGTAGAGCCGGATCGAGTAGGCCACCTACCACCGCCCTCCCCAGGCGTACTCGGCGTCGGTGGCCCCGACGAACCGGCGCCGGTCGACCACGAGCCGCACGTCGACCCGGAGCGGCGGTCGCGCGCGCGAGAGCGGGATCACGGCCTCCGGCCCGGCCTCGCCGAGGACCGCGACCGTCGGGCGGGTGACGATGCCCCCATGCGCCAGGAGCGGCAGGTCGGGGACGTCCCAGCCCTTGCCGCCGAGCCCTGGAACCCACGACGGGAACCCGATTCGCCAGCTCCCCGGTCCCCGGTTCCAGAGGCCCGCGAGGCCGTTCCAGATCGTCTTGACGGCGTCGACGATCCCACTCCAGACGTCCTTGGCCATGTCCTTGATCCCGTTGAAGAGGTCGCGGAACCAGCCCCTCACGGCGGACCAGACGCCCTTGATCCGGTCCCACGCCCATCGGGCGGCCCCGGCGATCTTGTCCCAGACCGCCTTCGCGACGCCCCAGATGGTGTTGAACGCTCCGCGCCAGAACCCGAGGTAGGCCTGGACCGGGGCCTTGATCGCGCTCCACAGCCTGAGCGCGGCCCCCTTGATGGCCGCCCAGACCTTGAGCGCCGCCCCCTTGAGCGCCTCCCACGCCTTGAGCAGGAACGCCTTGACCTTGTCCCAGTTCTTGATGATCAGCACGACGACGGCGACGACGGCTGCGGCGACGAGCGCCCAGACGCCGAGCGCGGCGATCGTCGCGAGCCGTACCTTCCCGAGCACCGTGATGAGCTGGCCGAGGCCCATCAGGAAGGGCCCGACCGCGGCAACGCCGGAAGCGAGGAACGAGCCGAGGTCCGCGAAGGGGCCGAGCGCGCCGACGATGCGGTTGCGGAGCATGGCGAACCGGTCGGCGAGCGTGCGGCTCTCGCGGGCGGCATCCTTGATCGTCCCCCTGCCGCTCTCGATCTCCCGCACGAACGCGGAGAAGTCGAGCTTGCCCTCCCGGATCGCGCTGGCCAGCGCCGGCCCGGCGCGTGCACCGAACACCTTGAGCGCGAGCTCCGTCGCCTTGGTCTGGTTCGGGGCATCCTTGATCGCCTCGAAGAGCTGGGTGAGGGCGGTCTTCGGGTCCTTCGCGTCGATACCGAGGCGCTTGAAGGTCCGCGCCAGCTCGTCTGAAGGCGCCGCGAGGTTCTTGATCGCCATCCGGATGCCGGGCATGACGGCGGCGGTGTTCACCCCACCCTTCTCGAAGGCGGCGAACATCGCCGTCGCCTCCGTGAGCGAGAACCCGAGCTGCCGGAGCGGTGCGCCGAACTGCTGCACCTGCGTCGCGAGCTCGCCGACGCCGGCGCCGCTCGCCTCGGAGGCGCGCATCAGGGCGTCGAGCGTGGCCTGCTGCTCCCGGATCCGGACGCCCCAGTCGGCGAACGCCCGCACCACGGCGGGGATCGTCGAGGAGGCCGCCTCGCCGGTGATGTGCTCGAGCTGCAGGAACCGCTTCGTGAGCCGCTCGAGCGGCTTGCCGGTGAGCCCGGTCCTGTCGGCGACCTCGTCGAGGGCGGCGGCGACGGCCTCGAAGGGCTGGGTGACGCCGCCCGCGACGCGGCGGGCGCTCGCCACGAGCGCCTCGAACTCCTCCTGCGTGTTGCCGAGCCGGAGCGTGCGCTGCGCCTCGTTCCAGCTCGAGGCGATCTTGCCGAGGGCCAGGGCCACGCCTGCCGCGGCCGGGGTGACCGTGCGGGTCATGGCGTCTCCGACGGCCGAGATCTTGGCGCCGGCGGCCTGGACCCCGGCACCGAGATCCCGGACCGACGAGCCGACGCGGGAGATGGCGCCGGAGGCCTGGTCTCGGGCCCGGATCAGGATGTCCAGGAGGCTAGCCATCCGACCTCCCCTGCAGCCGGCGGATGATCCGGATCTGCTCCTCCAGGTCCTGGCCCGGCGGCTCGGGGCCATCCGCCTCGGCCCACCGGGGCAGGAACGCGCCCGGGTCCTGCGCGCGGGTGGCCCCGAGCGCCCGCGCCACGGACCACGCCACGAGCGCCGCCGCGGCGTCGACGCGCTCGTGCACGGTGAGCGGGCCGAAGCGCCTCTCGAAGGCAGCCCAGGCCGCCAGCTCGGCTGCGCTCATCGTCGCCTCGACCTCCTCGACCGTGCGGCCCAGCGCGAGGCTCAGGCGATGGAGGAGTCCTCGCGCCGGGCTCCGCCGAAACCCGCCATCAGCTCCTCGGCGGAACCCACCCCGTTCACCTCCGCCGCGGCGGCGAAGAGCCGCAGGAACGTCTCCAGGTCGGCCTCGGCCATCCGGGAGGCCTCCTCGGCGGCGAGCAGCGGGGACCCGTCCGCCGCGGCCAGCGACCGCGCGACCAGCCCGACGAGGGCCTCGAGGCTCGGCTGCCCGCCCGAGAGGAGGCCGAGCTCCTCGAGGTCCGCGACGCGGAGCCTGCGGATGTGCACCGTGCCTCCGAGCGTCGGCACCTCCACCTCGACGAGCTCGCGCCGGCGCGCCTCGAGGGCCTCCAGGAACGCCTGCCTGTCGAGCCCCATCTCAGGTCAGGTCGGTCACGCCCGGGGCCACGATCTTGAGCGTGGCCGACAGCTGCAGGAGCCCGTCCCGCTCCGCGCCCCGGCTGAAGGCCGTCACGTAGGCCGGGAACTGGACCTGGAACCCGGCCGGGGTGTGCCGGAGCTGGAAGTTCCGCTTCGTGGCTGCCGCGTAGGCGCTCTGGATCGCGTCGTGCTGGGTGTTCGCCGGGTCGTAGGCGATCTGCACCTCGAGCTCCGCGCCGTCCTGCTGGCCCACGACGTAGTCCTTCCAGTCGTCGCCGTACGCGGAGGCATCGATCAGGTCCCGCGACGACCCGGCCTCGCCGAGGGACGTCACCTGACCGACCACCGCGAAGTTCTCGGGGGAGCCTCCGTCCCCGATGAGCAGCTCGAGCTGCCTGCCTGCGTACTTCGTCATCGCTCAGCCTCCTCCGTCTCCCCCTTGACCTGGGGCCGGGCTCGCGCCGGCGGAGCCTCCACGGGGAGGCCGAGCTCCTCCGCGCGCTCGAGGCTCAGCCGCTCACCCGGCCAGTAAAAGACCGCCCGCTCCCCCACCGGGTGGCGGTACGGCTCGCGGCCGGTCCACACGACCTCGTCACCTTCGATGCGCCACATCACTCCTCCAGGCTGAAGCGAACTTCCACGGTCACGTCGGCCCAGTACAGGGTCCGGTTCGCCTCGGTCGAGCGGGCCTCGAGGTCGGCCCTGCTCGAGCGGACCCAGGTGACCCACGGCATGGGCAGGGCCCGGAGCGCGACGCGGCGGGCGAGCGCCGCCAGCCGCGCGGCGTCGCGCGCCCCCTGCTCGGGGTCGTCCGACCGCACGAGGGCCGCGAGACCGAGTGGCAGGGTCCAGGTCTCCTCGGCTCCGTAGGTCTCCGCGTCCTGGGTCGCCGGCTCGGGGACCACCCAGATCGCCGGGAGCTCCGGCATCGGCCTCGCCCTCGTGCCCCCGACGACGGCCCGCACCTCGGCGAGCTCGGGGGCCGAGGAGAGCTCGGCCCGGACACGGTCCAGGATCTCCAGGACCGCCTCGTCCAGCCTCGGCATCAGCCGAGCACCTCCCGGGCGAGCTCCTCGAGCCGGGTCCGGGCCCGGGAGATGGCGCGCTCGTGGAACGGGTCGGCCCGGACGCCGGCGACCTCCATGGCCCAGCCGACCTCCCCGCCGCCCAGGAGGAGGCGGAGCCTCGGGGCGCGTCGGGGCCCGTGGGGCCGCGTGCCGCGCGCGAGGAAGTGGGCCCACCACTGCTCGGCCTCGGCCGCGAGGTCGGGTTCCGTCCGCGGCCGCCAGGTGATGCCGCGGGACCGCGACTCCTCGGTGGCCTCCTCGGCGACCGCCCGGGCGATCTTCTCCGGGAGCTCCCGGACGCCCTCCTCGGCCCGCCGGAGCAGCCGGACGACCTCGCGGTCGTCGACGACGAGCTCGAAGCCCGGCATCAGAGCGCCCCCGCGTCCACGGCCCACGTCGCGCCAGCGAGGTCGGGCAGGGCGAGCTCCTGGGAGGAGGCACCCCGGCCGGCCGCGTACAGCCGGAGCCGCTCCCGGATGTCCGGGGTGAGGAGCTGCCCCGTGATGGGCCGGACGGCGAAGTCGTCGATCCGCACGACCGGCGTCTGGCGCGTCGCGACCATCTCCCGCACGGCCTGGGCCGCCATGTCGGCGGCGATGGCGTGCAGCCCGGCCGGGATGGCGGTGATGAGACCACGCGCGAGCTCGTCCAGCCAGTCCCGCCGCATCCACCGGTTCATGAGGTCCGAGAGCTGCTCGAGGAGCCCGGTGAGGAACGCCTCGAGCTCCGCGTCGGTCCCGAACCCGAGGTCGCCGGGACGGATGCCCGTGCGGTTCCGGACGTCGGCCGGCGTGGCGTAGTTGGCCACCTAGTCCTCGGCTTCCTCCTGAGGCTGGGCCCGGCCGCGCCGCCGCCCCGCGGGCCCCAGCACCCGGACGTCGCCCCGGCCGGCGACGAGCTTCGCCACGGCCGGGGAGACCTCGACCGGGCCGCCCCGGGCCGGCTCCACCGTGCCCACGACCACCACGTCGTCGGGCCCCTCGTAGACCACCTCGACCATCACCTCACCTCCTCCCGGTCGTGAGGCGCGGGCCCCGCCGGGGCGGGGCCCGCGCCTTTGCGCCTTACGACGCCGTGATCTTCACCGCCCGCACGAGGATCTCGTGCCCGTTCTTCCGGACCGAGAGCGCCGTCGCGTCGGACGTGATGTCGATCGCGGTGCCGCCCTTCGTGGCCGAGACCTTGAAGGTGTTGGCGTCCACCACCTGCACCACGTAGTAGGCCCGGTTGACCTGGAGCGGCGCCCCACCGGTGAGCGCGGTGAAGACGACGAGGTCGTCGACCGCGTACCCGTGGTTGGTCACCGAGATGTTGTCGGTGGTCGCCGATGCGGTCCCGCTCTTGACGTCGCCGAGCTGTCCTTCGGCCGGGAAGAACACACCGTTGGCGTCGAAGTACCCGGCGTCCTTGACGGCGGTCGCCCCGAGGTAGGCGTCGAGCGCCAGGATGTCCTCGATCGAGGCCGAGTCCAGCACCTGCACGGCCCGCAGCGCGAAGCCGCCGAAGCTCCGGGAGGCGCCCCACGGCGCCCCGGCCGGCACGACCGGGGCCATCTGCGCCAGGGCGTAGGCGGTCGGGTGGAAGGCGTAGGCCTCGTCCGGACCGAGCGCCGGGAGCGAGACGATCTGGAAGCCGGCCTTCCGGCCGATGGTCGCCTCCTCGAGGGCCTCGGTGGTGCCCGACTGCTGGGCCTGGACGAACAGGTCGGTGTTCAGCATCGCGGTCTCGATGCCGCTCCCGACCGCCAGCACCCGGCCGCCCGAGGGCACCCTCGCCTTGTTCAGGAGCTCCCGGGCCTTGACGATGAGGTCCTTCCAGACGTTCCCGGTCGAGTACGAGAACGCGATCGACTTGGCGTAGGTCGCCCCGGTGATGGTGGAGACCAGCTCCTCCTCGATCTTCCGGGCGACGGCCGCCATCGCCGGCTGGAGGACCTGCTCGTCGAAGTTCCGGACATCCAGCGTCAGGTTCTCGTCGGTGAGCTTGATGTCCTTGTAGACGTCGGTCGCGAGCTGCACGGCGACCGTCCGCTCGGTGAGCTCGTCGCGGGTACGGGCGGCCCCGGACCGCAGCCCCCGGGTCCGGGCGGTCGCGTACGCCCCGACCTTGATGTTGACCGTGTCGTCCTTGGCGCCGACGAAGTCGGCCTCGGCCATGCGCGTCACCAGGCGCGGCAGGACGATCTCGCGCTCGAGGAGCCCGAGAGCCGCGGTG